CTTTCCAAAACCAGCACCCATCCGTTTTTTCGACATTTCTCCAAAACCTTTCCTCAAGCGAAGCGTGGTTTTTCTTTCCGGCGTGCGGGTCTCCGTATTTCATAAATCTTTGGTAATGCTTGCTGCACAATCCACGCCCAACAGATTTACCTGTGCATTCATTTACTTCGCATATAGACATAAAGGCCTCCATATTTCTACGGAGGCCTTCATATCACATCAACCTAATCAGGTCAATATTAGCTCGTGGATAGATCGAAAATGCCCGCATGCGCCTTCTCGGTGCCAACCTCGAGGCCGGCTTCCACCAGCATCATCGCCTTGGTTGCGTCGCCGGTTTTCGCCAGATCCACTTTCTGGATCGGACGCAGGTAGGCAACCGCCGCGTATTCAGGGTCAAGCAGGAACGCGTCGCGCTCACGCTGGAAGCGGTTGGGAACGACGGTCAGGGTGCCGAAATCCGACAGGTAAACGTCGGCCGCGCCGATGATGGTGGTGGGGCCATCCGACGGCGCCATGTAGCGCTGTGCGGCGATGCCAGCAAAACCCGACACTTGGGTCTTGTTGAACGGGCCAACCATCAGGATCGACGGGTTGCCGCCCGAGGTGTAGGCAGCCTGCATGGCAGCTTTCAGCATGGTTTCGGTGAAATCACGCTGGGTGCCGTCGGTGCGAGCGTTCGATCCGTCGCCGGTGGGCGATGCGCCGCCGGAGCCGAAGTTGTCGTTGGTGGCGATCCACGCGCCCAGACCTGCGGTCTCACGGGCGGTCGAGCTGTTGCCGGCAACTTTGGCGTTGTTCAGGCACAGGGTTGCTTCCAAGTCGCGCTTCAGCTCACGGCCGCGCTTTGCGATCTGGTAGGCAACCTCGTCGTTGCGGCCGGCCAGATCTTGAGCGGCCAAGTTGTCGGCGATGACCATGCTGCGACGCAGGATCTGGGTGTAGTTGCCTACGCGGGTGGTTGCCGCGGTGGCGTCGAACGAAGCAACGTCGTCACCGTCGATGACGGCGGTGGTGCTGACGGCTGCCAGATCGTCGGTCTGCCATTCAAAGTAGGTGTTGCTGACGTTTTTCGAGCCGATGTTCGACTGCAGCGGCACCTCTTCGGGGGAGATGTTGTTGATGACATTCGCCAGTTCTTCGCGAATGCCTTTCGCCGAGAACGACGTGAAGGTGTTGGTTACGATAGCCATTTAAGTGTCCTCACAAGAGAGTTTTGATTGCGGCCGCCGCATCTTTGAGACGGCCAGTTCTCTGCAACTGCTGTTGCGCTTGGGTGCGTGCCGATTTCGGTTTGGCTTGCGAGCCGCGAGATCCAGCCTTCAAGGTTTTGGCCTTGGATGGCTTGGGCTTTGCTTTTGCGTCGGACGCCTTCTTGGTGCCGGTTTCGTAAAGCATGGCCTTCCTCGCTACCTTGACGAGAGTTGCATTTGTCAGGCCGGCAATGTCATCCTCGGTAAACCCCTCATTGAGAAGGTATTCGCGGATCTTTCCGGCCTCTGTCTGCGCCACCTTCGTATCACGCCACTCGGGGATGATGTCGGGCAGCACTTGGCGCTGCTGTTCAACGTATTGCACCCGCATCTGCTCAGCTCGCTGCTGTTGCAGTTGTGCGAGGCGCTGTTGCTCAGCATCAACGGCTTCCAGCTGGGCTTGTCGTTGCTCCTGCTGCTTTCGCCATTGGCGCTCTGCTCTCGCCGCCATCTGGGGGTCTGTTTCATACAGGGTGTCCCAGTCGGGTTCTTGCTCTGCCGCCATCTCAATGCGCTGGCGCAGGGCCGGCAACAGTTGAGCATATTGGGCACGCTCACGCTCAATCTCGGATTGCTCGGCCTCGAAGCCTTTGCGCAGCTCGGCGAGTTCCTGAGTTTTGCGTGTGTAATCTCGCTGGCGTAGGTGGCCGCGCTTCAGCTCCTCAACCGTAATCTCTTCTCCGTCGACCTCAACTGTGGCCGACAGCAGATCGAAGGATTGGTCTTCGTCGCCGTCGTCTTCGTCCAACTCGTCATCGAGTTCGTCCTCGGCGTATTCATCCTCGGACATTTCGGCTTCCGGCTGTTGATCGTCTTCGATCTCTTCGCCTTCGGCCTCTAGCGCATCAGTAGCTTCCGCAGTGTCCTCTTGGGGTGCGAGCATTGCTCTGATTGCATCTTGAGCGCTATACAGGTCAGTCCCCTGTGGGTTGTTGACGTCTGCCATCTCAAATCCTTTATATTATGCGGTCATTTTCCTCGTTTTTCAATGGCCGCATTATCTGCCATTGCACGCAGCGCCTGCTGAACCAGCTCAACGCCGCGCAGTTTCATGTAGACAGCCTCTCGGGCGCCACTATCGCTGGTGTTCGTAGCCTTGAACTCCTCCCAGCAATCCTGCTCGATCTCAGCCAAAAACCGCTTGAGATCTGTGTCTTCGAGGAGGCGTTTTGCCGCCTCCCCGTCGTCAATTACCTGCTGCTTAGTTTTCACGCGCAGCCTCCTTAATCACGTCAGCCTGCGCCTTCATTACCTCGCGGTCGATGGCCAGCTTGGCGCGGATCTGCTCGACGTTGAGCTGCGTGCCATACTTGGCCTTCATCTCCTCCGCCTTCACGTAGAGGTCGGCCTCCAGCTTGTCGCGCTCGCGGTCGTCGATCATCTGCGCCTTGCGCATCTCAAGATCTAGCTCAGCCGCCTTCTTCTGGATGTCGGCTTGGATCTGCTGGATCTGCACTTGGATCAGCTGCTCGTTGATGTCCGGCTTGTCGGCGTCAGGCGGCGGCTGGAACTGCGCTGGGTCGTTCCAGAATTGCGACGCATCCTTGAAGCCAGCCAGCTCGGTCATTGCCTTCAGCGTGTTCGCCAGCTTCGACATGTCGGTCAGCGGGTTCTGCTGACCCATGGTCGCCATGGCCTCTTTCTGCATCTCGCCGATCTGGCGCAGCATCATCATGCGCTCCTGATCGGTGCCGCGTCCGAGGCCGACGTTAATCACGACGTCCATGTTGGTGTTCCAGACGCGCGGATCGATCGGCACAAAGGCGTTCGACAGGCGCACCATGCGCTCGCGGTCCTGATGCGTCGTCACGATATCAAGGATCAGCTTATACAGGCGCTTCATGCCGGTCTCGGCAAAGATGCGCGCGATCAGCTCGATGTGCTGCTGAGCGGCGCTCACAGTGGCCTGCACGGCCGATGCGGTGCTTGACTGTAGTGCGCCGGCATCCAAGCCCGCAGACGCCTTGGAGATGCCTGTGCGGGCCTCTTTGACCTCGTCCATGTATTGCAGCACAGGAAATGCCTGCTGGCCAACGAACGGCATGGTCATCGGCTGCACTTGGCCCGCCGCGCGCTGGCGGATGATGGCGCCGGTCTCGGTGTTCATCACGTCGTCGACGTTCACCATGCCCTCAACGATCGCCACGCGGGGGTGGATCGACATGGCCAAGCTGTCCAGTGTGTTGCGCATGATCGAAGACTTGATGCGCTGGATGTCGGCCACAGTGTCGGCGACGCTCATGCCGAAAAAATCGTGCGGCTCGGGGTCGGGGCAGAAAGTCGCAAACGGGGCGATTGCGCACGGCTCGTTGGCGAGGATCTTTTTGCCGTCGCCGGCGGTGCAGATCTTGCGCAGCTCCGCGATGCCGTCCTGATCGTAGTCAACGCGGATGTAGCTCTCGACGTAAAGCACCTTCTTCATCGCTGGGTCGTTGCGCTCGTTCATCTCGTTGGTGAGCGCGCTGTTCCGCGTGTAGCGCTCCACGTTGGTGTTCATGTCGTCGTGGGCCGAGGCCAAGTCGGCCACGTCGTCGTATTCGTAGCCCATCGCCACCAGCTCGGATACCGTAACAATACGGCGGTGTGCGACAAAGTCGGCCTCGTCAACCGACTTGGCTTCGCGCGAGATCAGGAACTCCTCGGGCGGCACGGCCTCGATCTTCACGCGGCCGTCGGGGTGCGTGTAGGTGACGCGGATGCTGTGGACCATCGGCGGCGGGATCAGTTGGCCAGTCATCTGGTCGATCTGCGGCTCGCCCATCGCCTCGGACGCCACCACCTCGATCTCGGCGGCGGGGTCAGCGGCAATCGCGGCCAAGCCGGCGTCGTCGATGCCGGACAGGTCATGCGTCTCGAACTTGGTCTGGTCATCCCAGTAAGCCTTGATGACGCCGACCTTGCGAACGAGCGCATCCTTGAACGCCGAATGCGTGACCAAGAAGCCGTCGTTGTCGCGGTTCATGATGAAATTCACGTATGCCGTGGCCTGCTCCGCAGCCGCCACATCTTCGGGGCCGTTGGGCGCGAACTCGACGGTGCGCTCCGAGCCGTGGAAGATGCGCATCAGCGACGGCATGATCGCCTGCACGGTGTCGCGCACGTCCATGCTGACAACTTGGCTGCGGCCCTCTTCTTCGTCGCCAAACGGCTCGCCGCGGTAGTATTGCGTCGCCGTGGCGCGCACTGGCGAGATCCAGTTGTCGATGAAATCGATGGCGTCGTCGATCTCTTTGCCGACGATGCCCTGCAGCTCGTCCTCATCCATGACGTCGAGGAACTGCTCCTCGATGTCCTCAATCATGTCGCTGATCTCGTTTTTCATTGGTCAAGCAGTCCTTTGGGGCGCATTTTGGGGCGCGGGCTGATGTTGACAGGCATCGTCTGCCCAGTCGCCTGATTGTAAAACTGGCGCACTTTCGACACGTATTCTCGGGTCTCCTGCGGCATTCCTGCGGCACCGCCGCCCATGCCCTTCTCGCCCGGCCCCCAGTTGTAGGCTGCGGCGGCCTCGTCCATGTTGCCAAACTTGCCGAGCATGCCCTCGAGATACGCTTCGCCAAAGGCGCGGTTAACCTCGGGGTCTTGCAGCAGCATGCGCGCTGTGTCGATGTCCTCGTTGGCGACGTCAAAGCCAAAGCCGCGGGCGATCTCGAAGATGTTAGGCACGCCGTAGCCGGGGTCGGCCGCCGTGGGCGCCTTCACCTGCATCGGCCCGATCGCGCCCTTCTTGTTCCCGCGCAGCTGCGACAGCGGCTTGGTCTCGCTCGTGGTATACGGGTCGACGCTGCTCTCTGCGCGCTGGATGGCATCGAAAAACGCCATTTTGTCGAGTATGCCTGCCATTATTGTGGGCCTCCGAGTAAGCCTTGTGGCTGCTGTTGCTGCTGAGATTGCATGGCCTGCGCCAAGTCGGCTTGGCTCATTCCCAGCATAGCTGCCGCACCTGCGATGCCATATTTGCGGATGATGTTGATAAGGTTTTCGTCAAATACGACGTAGTTACGAGAACCTTCGCCAGCTGCTCGCGAGCCTTGATCTAGGTATTTGATGCCGGGGATGCCTGCTTCGCGTAGGCGTGCCGCCTGATCTGCGGCTGGCGACGTATCAAGCCACTTCAAGTCGTCTATTCCATGCTGCGGGGACGCCATCTTGGCGATGTATTCGCCCTCAATGGAAGGGTCTGGGTTGCGGCCATAAATCTGCTGCCATCTAGCATTGGCGAAATCCTGCACCTTCTTCGGCTGCTCGCTCAGCGGCTTATCCCAATCAAGGAAGTCCTCTGGATTGGCGGCAATGTTGACCTCATACATATGACCGGATGGCTGTGCGCCCGCCTCCAAATCTGCCAACTTTTGCTTGTTTATCTGCAACAGCCTATGCGCGAGATCAGGCGCGTTATGGTCTTTCACTTTTTCAGAATAGATCGCAATCTTTCGTTTTGCGTCATCAATAGCCGCAGCAACGTCACCATTCCTGTAAGCCAAAGACCTTTGCGCCGCACTGGCGTTTTGTGCGGTCAGCGCATCCCGATACCCACGAGCCACAGGCTCAGCCTCAGCAAAATACAAGCCATGACCGTAAGCCTGCGCGCCCTCGCCAGTGCCAATCTTTTCCATGCTGAAGCGGTCAAAATCATGCGGCGACCCGTGATAGGCTAGAATGCCTTGCGGTGCATCATCCGCAGAACGCCCCACCGGATTGCTATACATCGTCGGGACGGGGCCGGGCTGGTTGGCGCGGGCAAGCACTGCTTCGCCAGCGGCGCGCGCAGGCACAGAGAAGCCCATGAACGCCTCCTGCACCGCCTGAGCGGCAGGCATAGCCGCGCGACCCGCAACGGCCGCTGGTGCAGCCACTGCGGCGGTCTCAGAGAGCATCTGGCCGGCGCTGCCGACACGCTGCATCGGCGTGCGGCCCGGCGCCGTCATTTCACGGCCCGCAGCGCCGGCGCGGCTGAGCGTCTCGCTCGGCGTCATCTCGGCAGCGAAGCCAAGGATGCCGCGCAGCTCTGGCGGCACGTAATACTCGGCGCGACGGCCGAGATCTCGCAAGGCTGCGGTGCGCTGTTGGCCAGTCATGCCGGTGATTGCGTCGAGGATGTTCACTTTTTCGCTTTCTTTCGTTTTGACTTGGCAGCCTTGGACAGCGCGATGGCGACGGCCTGCTTCTGCGGCTTGCCAGCCTTCATCTCGGAACGGATGTTCGCCGATACGGTCTTCTTACCGTAACCACTTTTCAACGGCATGCGTCGCCTCCAAATAACTCACGCACATAATACAGTAAAAACACCGTAATGCAAAACCCCGTGGCGTGGGGAGGAGGAAAACACGCCACGGGGGAGCGCTGCTCTGGGCCAGCGGATGTGGGAAGCGCCGACCTTGTGCCAAATTTAGCACGAAATATCGCACTACGCCATGTGCGGTAAAACAAAGTCACCGCACCACGCTACAGAGGGGGTTGACTTTACCGCACCCCTGTTTTACGCCTGTGAAGGCGTAACAGGTGCGGCAAAGGCCACTTTCGCGACGCAAGACTTTCACACAATCCCACGTATCGAACGCCTCAACGGCTTACTCCAGCCGCCGCTGGCCGACACGCCGTATGCCATCGTCGTGTGGTCGTTGGCCAAGGTCAGGCACACCGCATCGGCGCGGTCTGGCGAGGAGACGCCGCGCTTCTTCATCGCCTCCTTGCTCTCCACCTGCAGCTTCCCCGAGCTGGTGAAGAAATACCGTGGCGCCGCCAGCTCGGCCCACAGGGCGTCGTCACGCGGCAAAGACACGTCCATGCCCTCGAGCCACGCCTTGCACTTAAACCACAGCTCAGCGCGCAAGTTGAGATACGTGTCCTTCGCCATGGCGCGCTCCGACACGTTCAAGCCACGCGCCGGCAAGCCCAGCTCTCGCAGGCGGTCCAAGACGCCAGCGCCAAAGCCGTTGCTGTCCACGATGATCTCGCTGGGGCGCTTGGACGGAGGCAGGGCGTCGTATTCCGCCTTCACGGCGCCCGTCAGCTGCATGAGGTCGAGGTTGCGCCACACCGTGACGGGGTGGATCACTGGCCCCTGCCGCTTCGCCAGAACGCTGCTGTCGCCGCCCTGCCGGGCCACGTCCAAGCCCCACACGGCAGCCGTATCCTCGTGGATCTTGATTGTGTTGGCCATGGCATGCTCGATCAAGGCCACCGGAATAACCGTGTCCTCCTCAGACGGGGGAAAGTTGCCAAGGACGCGCACATGATACGCGGGGCTGTCCTCGCCGTAGCGCTTCTTCATGTCCTCGACGAAATCGTCGGCGACGCGGGGGCTGGTGACGCACGAAACGTGCATCGTATACCAGTCAGACTTGAGCCTGTTGTGCGTGTCGTAAAAGAAACCCGTGTTACGCGTGGGGTTGCCGGTTAGCACCGTCGTGGCATTGTGGCCAGACATCGAGCCAGACGCGGCCTCGAAGACCGCATTCGGCACGCCAGACGCCTCATCCGCAATCAGCAGCACGTTCTCGCTGTGAACGCCCGCCAGCGCCTCCGGCTGCTCGGCGCGCGACGTCCGCACCGAAATAAACGTGCTCTCGGGGCTGCTTTTCAACTCAATGCGGTCAGACTTGACCTCGAGCAAGTCGTTGAACGGGGGCTTGAGCCGCTTGGCCACGTTCTTCATCTCGGCGAAGCACGCGTCAAAGAGCTGCGCGGACGTGGGGGCCGTGACCACGGTCTTGCTCGGCACGCGCATGAGAACGTGCCAGATCGCAGCCATGGCAACCGCAGTGGACTTGCCGACGCCGTGGCCAGAGCGGACGCTGATGCGCCTGATCGCGGGGGCGGCGACGGCGTCCAGCAGCTCAACTTGCCACTCGTCTGGCGTGATGCCGATGACCTCCTCGGCGAAGGCCACGGGGTCGTTGCGGTAGCGGCGCATCAACGTGACAAAGGGGTTCTCCTGCGGCGCTAAATTTTTTTGCGGGGGCATGTTAAATCTCCGTTAACAGGGGGCGGGGGGTGTGGGGGTGGGGGTGCGTGGGGAGGTCATTGCATTTGCACCGGTGTCGATCTGTCGAAGGGGGGGTCCAAACGCGACCGCCGAAACCGCGATCGGGCGCTTTTTGGCGGAAATGCTTAACATGTTAACGATTTCCTTAACATGTTAAGCACTTTGCGGCTTTCGGCGCGAATTTGGCCGATAATCGTGATTATGTTAAATGTTTTCACGTAAAACGTGCGTAAAAGCACATGCCACCACGCTTTCCGGTTGCGAGATACGGTGCGATCGCGGGTAGACACAAGATCTTGTGTCCATCGCTGCGCTGCGGCGTCACTGCGCGGTATCATGATACCCCAACACTCTTGACCGCGCGGTCGGTTTTGTGTCACGCGCGCACGCGTCTGCGCATCGCTGCATCGGTGCGCGATTTCGCCTCTCACACGTCATCCTCGCTCTCGCTCCACTCGCCCTCGATCACGTCGTCGTTCGCTTGCACACTCGCCAGCAGCGCAGCCGCCTGCGCGTGCAGATCGGTCACGCTGATGTTCACGGCCACGTCTCGCTGACGTGTATCGTATTGCTGGTTCAGCTTAGCCGCATACCACTTGTCCGTATCCACTTGCAGCCTCGCCACGTTCACAGAGCCAACGTCAGCCTGCTGAGCGGTCTGCACAGCCCGTGCAGCGTAGAAATGCCCAGCCATGTCCAGCGCCTCCTGATAGCGCTGCCTGCGCCCCTGAGCGCTATCGAGCCAGCGATACCACAGCTTCCAGCCCACGTTGTGTTCGCGGATCAAGTCCGTCACGCTCGTGCCGGTCGTCAGCTTCTCGAACAGCTCCTCCTCGCCGACCTGATCCAGCGCAGCCAGCTTTGCGTTGCCTATCTCACCCATCGTTGCCTCCTTGGCCAAGTTCACCAGCGATCGCCGCGTATCCGCAGATGTCCACCGCGTGATCTGCGTGACCCGGCGTATTCTTGTAACGCACCACCTTGAGCAGCGTCATCATCATGCACACATCCTGCGCCGTCACGGTCGCGCCGAGATACGTCGACCACATGCTCGCGATGGCGCCGAAGCTGTCCTCCGCGCCACCGTGTGTCGCCGCACGGTCAACCGTGATGCACCTGAACGCCTCCTCTAAAAAGTCTCCACGCTTCATCGTCTATCCTCTTAAAACGGAATGTCGTCTCCACCGAGGTCCAGATTAACATAATCCTCGCCACCGATCACCTTGGTCACTTTCGCACTCGGAAACGCCGCGAAGGCTTCCTTGAGAAAGTTCTCACTGAAATCACGCTTCAGCACGCACGCTGCGTCCTCGAAGCTATACACCGCCCACTCTGGATGCGCCTGCCTGATCTCCACCGCACCCGTCAGCGCGAAGCACACGATCCCGTCGCCAGTGTCCACGCAATACGCATGCGGCGGCAGCGGCTGATGCCCAGCGTCCAGCGCCGCCTTCTCCAGCACGTCCCACGCGCGCATCAGCTGCCCCGCTATCTCGTGAACCTTCACCGCGTCGTTCGCCTCCACGAACACCCGCAGCGCGTCGTATGCCGCCTCGAAGCGGCCAGCGAGATCAGGCGGCACCAGAGACGGCAACGTGTCACCCCACCTCGCCATCTTCTCCCGCGCCACACGATCGAGCGGAGCCAGCTGCCCCCACACGTTCGCCGAGATCTTCTCACCCTCCTCGCCAAGCGGTCCGCCCTTGCGCATCGCCTCGCTCTTCGTCATCCGCTTCTTCGCCATTCCCTTGGCCATGATATAACTCCACTTCGCCAGCTATGTTAACACTCTGCTAACCGCACCTTGAGACCGCACATCCAGCAGTCCGCGCTAATTCCGCACCGCACCCCGCACCCCTATAGAGGGTGCGGTGCGGAGAGCGGTTTTACGGAATATTTCCGCACCTTCGGCAGTCTTCCGCACCTTGTTTTTCGTGGTGCGGTTAACACATTGTTCACACATCAATGCACCTCGTCGCTACCCTGCAGCGTCGGATTAAGCACCCCGTCAAGCAGCTCCATGGCCATGTCGATTTCCCACAGCACGTCCACAAGCATCTTCGACAGCGCGGCGTAACGCTCCAGCGTCACCTCGGCCTTCGCCAGCGAGAACTCCGGCGACCAGCTGATGAACGCCTCGTCGCCCTCATCGCTCCACATGATCTGGCCCACAAGTCGCAAGTCATCCATCGGCACGCCGTCCCCGTCGTCATGTTGCACTCGGCACCTCCAGCACGCGGAACTTGGCCACGTCAAAATACACCATCGGCTCGATGTCTTGCGCGTCGCCACGCCTCACCGTGCCGCCCAGCTGCACGTCCATTTCGTCTGGCGGCAGCTTAGTTATCCCGACGGCATCCGTCCACCGGACGGCGAGCATCGAAGGCAGCCCAGTCACCAGCGTCAGCTGCTTGGCCATGAGGCACTTGTGCAGGCCGACCATGTATGTCGGGAAGGCGTGCATTGAGTTGCGCCTGTGCCGCATCTCCACGAATGCCACGGCCTTCCCGTCTCTGGTTGCCATGTAGTCGAGCTGCAGCTTGATCGGCATCTTTGTGAGCTGGCAGCGGTAGTGCTGCTCGATGATGCGCGCCAATGCCTGCTCGTTGTCACGATCCGCTTGCGTCTCGTAGTATGGCCTACTCACAGCCCCGCCTCCTCTGCAGTTATCCACTTGCCCACGATGACCACCGGCACGTCGCGGCCGTCACGCTTGCTCGGCCACACGTCATTGCGAAGCACGTCCTTCTCAATCCACGTCTTGATGATCGCCTTCGTCTTGGCTTTGCCCTGCTTTTCCGAGAGGTCCAGCCCCAGCACCTCCGCGACGCAATGGCCCACCCACTGCCTCGCCTGCACGTTCTGGCGGAACGGGTCGTCGCCCTGCGCCGCCTCGCCGACAAGCCGCTGCACCTTGCGCGCGTCTTTGGCCGTGATGCCGTCGAATAGGTCCGGCATCTTGAACTCCGTCGCCACGCCCACGTATTCGCCGTTTGGCAGCTGATACCCGACCATGCGCCTGTAAGTCGCCTGCGCTGCCGGCGGCGCCAAGTTCGCCTTGGCATCGTCCACGCGGAACACGCCCTGCGCCTCCGTCTCGCTCACGCCCAGCTTCATCACGTCATCAGGCGACACCTTGTTGATGACCCGCGCCGCGCGCGCCGCCCCGATCAGTGACCCCGCGCCGCGGATGTGATCGACACCAACCTCCTCTCCGTTGGCCTTGCGGATGTGATGCACCAGCACGATCGCCGCGTCGGTCTCGTCTGCCACGCGGCGCACCGCCGCGACGGCTGCGTTCATGGCGACGTTGTCGTTCTCGCTGATCTCGTTGGCGCCGACCCACGGGTCGATGAACACGAGGCCGATGTTGTTCTGCTTGACCTTGTCAATCATGTAATCGACCAGCTCGTCATCGATGCTGATGCCGTCACGCCCCTGCGCCGCAAACTTGATCTGCATGTCACGTCCCGCGTCGAGGAACAGCCGCCCGCGGATCTCGTCCGGCTTGACGTTGTAATACATGCACGCCGCCATGAGGCGACGCTGCATCTCCTCCATCGGGTCTTCGAGGTTCACCATCCACACGTTGCATTGCTCTTTCACTGGCTCCCTGAGCAGCTCGCGCCCAGTGGCAATGCTGAGCGCCTCCACGGTTTGCAGCGACGTCTTACCGGCGCCACCCGCTGACGCCAGCACGCTGACATACGATCGCACGTAGTGCGTGCCGTAGATCCAGCGCCGCTTCGGTATCGACGCCGGGTCGATCCACTCGAACGGCGTCGGCCACTGCCGCGCCTCGCTGATCTCTTGCTGGCGCACCTCTTCGACGGGTCTGGCTTGGCTCAGCGCCTCGCGCAGCTTGTCCTCGCCGGCCTCTTTCAGATAGTCGTTGGCGTCCTTGACGTTTTCCACGCCGAGCCTGTCAAAGCGCACGACGCTGACCGACGTTGAGCCGTCGCCGCGCAGGACATCGGCCACCGCGTCCACGTCCAGATCTGGATCTGCGCAGATCGTCACGTCTGATGCGCGCGGCACGTTGTATGTCTGCATGCCAGACTTGCCAAACGTGCAGACGATCGTCGCCTCGGCGTGGCCATGCACCGCTTGGCGAAGGCTCAGCGCGTCCTCTGGCCCCTCGACCATGATGATCGGGCCGGAGTTTCCGATGCGCATGACGTTGCCCACCAGCGCGCCGCGCGAGTATTTGCTGATGCCGTTGTGTTCGCGTTTCTTGCCGTCGTTTGTCAGCAGCACGCTCTGGATGCCTTGCACCTCGCCCTGCTCGTTGA